TTGCTCCTGGTGCCCCCACTCGAAGCTTATGTCCCCGTGCCGGCTCATGGGTTGGTCGCGGTCCAGGTCACTTCGCCGTTCGAGGCAATCTCGACCTCGATCGTGGCGAGCTCTCCAACGTTGGCGCCGAGATTGAACGAGGACAGGATCGCGCTCATCTCGAAGAACCCGGCGCCCGCCCCTTCGTCGGAGTCGACGATGACGCGGATGTTCTGCTCCAAAGCGGAGAGGAACCATGTCCGCCAATCGGCGAGGCTTTCCATCGCCAGCGTCCCGGATCCTGAAACACCGGCCGAGAGTGCCGAGATAACACGCTCCGTCCAGGTCGCGGCGTCCGGATCGTCGCAGTCGGGAACATTGAACTCGTTCGACGCCGCAGAGAAGTTGATGCTCTTCGACGTCAGCGCACAAGGCGCATCGAAAGTCTCGGGCGAAGCTCCATCCCCCAACTGGATCAGAAACTTGCTGCCCTTGATGGTGGTGGGCCGTGCCATTCGTTCTCTCCATGAAAAAGCCGCCTGCGAGGACGGCCTGTGGCAGATCGTTCAACCGCCCCTATTCGGTCAGGGCGAGTCCCCTTCCGGCGCGAGTTGCACCTGAAGCAGCATGCGAGCCCGGCGTGTCTTCCCATCCGGATCGCGTGAATAGATCGTCGATGTCAGTCGGATCGGAAGCTCCGTGCGGAAGCCATCGACCGCGATGTCAGCCCCATGCAAATAGGCGCGCACATCGGAGGCGATCCGCTTCACCTCGGGATAGCCGACCCCGTGCCCATCACGATCCGGCCGAGACCAGACGTCGATCTGGAAGAACATCTCTGTCGGGTCATAGTCGCAGTCGGCCGATGGCTCGGGATGCAGCGGGTTCGATTCCCCGTCGCCGATCGTGATGCGTGGGAACACGTCCTCCGGCTCGTCGAACACGTTGTTTCCGGCATCCGTCGCAGCGGCCTTGAGCGCCGCCACGAGGGCCTTCTGAAACGGGAGAGCGGGATCAGACATTTGCCCTCACCGCCTTTCCCACCGCCCGGCCGATACGGCTGCGGATTCGCCTGCGCAATGCTCTGTACGGCGGATAGAAAAATGGCTGCGGCGGATGCCCCACAGTCCCGAATTCCTGAAACCTCGCATAGAAGACCGCGTTGCTGCCCGCCTTCACACTGACCGAAAGCTCATGCCGGCCCCGCTCCTTGCGGATCGAGTCCTGCAAATCGCCCTGCTCGATCGGCACGAGGCGCTTCTGCATCGCCACGAGCTCATCGGCGCCGGTCTCAATCGCGACCTTTACCTCGGCCTTCATCTTCGCCGGTAGCCGCGCGATCCTCTTCCTCAGCCGTTCCAGCCCCTCCACCCTCGAAGCCATCAGCCGGCAACGCCTGTTTCGGCGATGAACTGGAGGTTGGACCGCATCTCGTCCATGTCCGCCGGCGGTGATTTGACATAGAGCACCCGCGTCGCATCACGCGCATCCACCATTCGCCAGTCGGTCGTGATCCGCTTCGCGTCCGTCGAGCGCCGCACATGCACGACGAAGGGCTGCTTGCCGCTCAGCCGGTCCGCCATGACATCCTCGCCGCCCTTGAGCGGCTGAAGACGTGCCCAGACGGTAAATTCCTCGGTCCACCCTTCGACCGTGTTGCCGTACTCGTCAGGATCCGCAGTCGGAGAGTAGAAGGTCACCCGATCCTGGAGGTCACTTGCTCGAAGCGGCTTCATTTCGCATCACGGTCGTGATCTCGACAGCCTTCCCGGCGGCAACCGCGGCCTCACCGCATACCCTCTTCACCGTGTAGGTGCCGGGCTTGAAGGAGACCGTGCGTCCGGTGATGGCCGGATTGCGCCAGTTGAATTTCTCTTTGACCTCGATCCGCATCTCGTCTCCGGCCGTCTTGGGTTTAGCAACCTTCGCCATCACTGCATCTCCCTCGACAGCGACCGCAGCATGGTCCCGTCCGCGATCTCGCCTAGCGAGAACTGGCTCGCCGCGATGGAGCGCAGCCACGCCGTTCTGTCGGGCATCACCAAGTTCTCGATGTCATCGCAGCTTGTCCGTCCGACCGGCGCCGCCGCCGATGATGGGTCCACAATGACCGGGCATCCCCACACCACCGCTTCGATGGCCGCCACGCTGCCGTGTGTAATGAGGCAATGAGCGTTCAGCAGGTCGCGATCCAGGGGAATGCGGGACGACTTCTGCCGAATGTACACCGGGCGGCCCGTGCGTTTCGCGTCTTCGCGGGTCCGAACGGTCCATCCTTCGAGGCGATGGAACTTCTCATAATACGGCGAGGGCGCCGCGATGACGATTCGAAGGCCCCCTCTGCGCCATGGCTGCAGCCTGATCATCATCCGGTCGAGCCGCAGTCCGGGGGCATCAGGGATGATGCCGCCCATCTGGTAGCGGTTCACATGCCACCGGAAATACTCGGGGCCCCTGCGCTTCATCCAGGTGATGCCGCCGCGGTTGATGTAGCCGCGGTCCCAATAGACGAAGGTCCGCCCCTTGCGGATCCACTCCTCCTCCAACTCCTGCAGCTCCATCTGGCAGCCGACGCAGGGGATCATTTCGGGAGGAAGATCGGCCAGTTCCTTCACGCTTCCCGTGACGAGATCAAACCCCTTTGCGACCGCCTTGATGAGAACCTTTTTAGACTCGGCCAACCCAGGCTGGAAATACAGGACCGCGTTATGCCGCCCAATGCTCGGCGATCCATGGCGCTCTGTAAGTCGCGGGATCGTTTTTCCTTCCGGTGAAGAAGACCAGGCGGGCGTTCTTCGGCAGATAGCCGGGCCAGCCGGGTTTTTCGACACTGTAAACGCCATCCCGATAGGTCCACCCAGCTGCGTCGGGAGCCATGCGGGCGATCCACGTCTGGTCCGACCCGAGCCACTTGTTATTCACCATCGAAATTCGCTCGGCCTCGTCGACATCGAACCGCTGCCACACGTCAGCATGCGCTCCGGCCTTCAGCATCAGGACCGACCCGTTCATCGGGCACGGGTTCCAGTGTCCGCCCCGAAGGACCACCAAGGGCTCCGGACGATCGAAGAGCTTGTCCAACGGCCCGGTGACCACCGTATCGAGATCCAGCCAGACCAGCCGCTCGATGCCGTGCTTCGCCTGCCATTTCGGATCGAACGCTCTTAACCGGGCATAGCAGCCGTCCCGAACCGAGAGCAGATCGAGATCGTCAATAGGGATCGTTTCGCACGGCGCCGGGTCGTTTGTAACGCAGAGGAAGCGATGCGACATGGCAAGGTGACGCGTCACCCCTGCCTTCAATCTCGCCACATACTCGTCGCGGTACTTCGTCCCCCATCGGAAGCAGAGAACGGTCAGCATCAGAAAACCATAATGTGGTCGCCGCCGATCTCTTGCTTCTGCTTCATTCCCCACGACTTCAGGAGCGAGACCGCATCCCATCTTCCCCGGCCATAGCGTTCGGCCTGGCCGGCCTTCTGCTCCACGACTATGACCGGCTTCTGCGCGCGGATCGTCTGCTCCCCGCCGATCAGCACCTCGTACTCGTAGCCTTCCACGTCGATCTTCAGGAGGTCGATATCCTCCAGACCCAGACTGTCCAGCGTGACGACCTCGACCTCTTCCCCGTCTTCAGAGATCCGCGCATTGCCGCTGTTGTCCGTGGGGCGCGCGTCTATCCTGAGGGAGCCCGGCGAAGCGCCCAAGGCATAGGGCAGCATGGTCGTGCGGTCCGGCGCGTTCAACACGAAGCACGCCCGATGCTCCGCGACAGGCTCGATCGCGGTGACGCGCTCGAAGTCCATCGCCATGACCCGCGACCACAATCCGACATGAGCCCCGGCATCGACCGCATGCCCGCGGCGCTTCACGAACGCCAGAGCCGCCTGGTACTTCTTGAACTGGTAGGTGCCCTTGCCCCCGACCCGAGGCCCGCCGGCTATCTGCGTCGCGAAATGACCGTCGAAGTCGGGAAGCCAGATGCCGAGAACTTCCTTCATCGCCAATGGGCCTCGCTGCGAGCCGTGACCAGTTCCCGTTTGTTCGATCGTCCGGCTGCTTTCCGCTGGCCCTTTGCGTGATCCAGGAATGCACCGAGCGGCCCGTTTATGAGCGGATGCGTCGTCTGCTTCCCTTTGCCGGAGAGGGACTTCGCCCCGACGCCGGCCGCCTTCACGACATGCTCGATCACGTAGCTGTCGTGATATTCTGCGAGTGCGAAGAGTTCGTCCTCCCGGTACATCCGCTCCAGCCGCCGCATCATCTCGGCGTGCCGCTCATGGCGCCGGTTGATTGCGAAGAAACCGCACTCCGGATAGGAGCGATCCCGATCGAGCCAAGCGATCCATTCCTCCCCCGCCGGCGCGAGAGCAGCCAGAGCGTCGAGGGGAACGTCGGCATGCGTCAGCACATCGCCGTCGATCCAGATCAGGACATCGGCTTCGGACGAAGCGTCCGCGGAGCACACCGCGGCGATCTTGTGCGAGAACCGCACCGCGTCGTGGCGATAATCCTTGAACCGATTGCCCCTATGCCGCGCCTTGAAGGCGGAAAGCCACGTCGATGCATCGGCCAAGTCGATGGTCTCGATGCCCTCGGGAGCGTCCGTCCATCCTTCCGCGTAGGCGGTGAGCATTACCTCTTCCGGCCAATGCCGAACGAAGCTCTCCATCATCCGGTCGCCGTAGAGGCACTTGCCCATGGCGTTGAACGTCGTCACGGCCGCGATCTTCACGCCGCCCACCCGATCAGCTCGTCGCGCCATTCTTCCGCGAACTCGCAGTCCTCATAGCCGGCCATCGAGGGCACGCCGTCCGTAAAGTGGACGATCGCCGGATCCTCAACATCCTTCGTATGCCCGACGAGAAAATTCCATTCCGGATCGAGCTCTCCGATCAGGTCATCCTCGAGCCAGCAGAAGCGGTGAAGATCCCTTCCTGGAACCGTGTTGACCAGCTCGACCGTCAGGCCTTGGTTGGCCGGATGGTCGCAGTTGAAAAGCATCACGCTCGACCAGTTCTTCCGCGCGTAGCGGGTCTGCAACTGGCCGTCCATCTTCTGGCCTTCGGGCGGCGCGTGATGGTGCTTCACCACCATGACCGCCTTGCCCGGGTCGGCCTGACGGAAGAGCTCCGAAAGGTCTCTGCGGACCAGCATGTCGCTATCCATGAAGAGCGCCCAGCCAGACCCTGCCAGATGCGGAACCAAGAACCGTGAGCACGCAAACTCCGTCGCCATCGGGGCGTCGGAAATGTCGTCCCAGAGCCGCCCGTCCCTTCGCGACGTGGGCCGACGATACAAACCTGTCTCCCGCAACTGCGAAAGCACAATCCCGTGCACCGGAATAGGCAGGGTGCAATGCCGACGCGCCGAGAACCGCGTCACCGCGAAGGCGTCGATCTCGCGCGGGTCGTAGCCGATCCAGATGCTTTGCTTAGCCAAAAGCGTCCTCGAATTGCATCTTCGGAAAGGCCGTCAGGCGCGAAGCCTCGCTGCAGTTCACAACCTCGATCCCACGATCCCTTAGAGCCGGCGCCTGCTTGTCGATGATGGCGATCCACCGATCGACGTTCGCCTGCGAGGGA